GCACATCGGGAATCTTGCCGTCAGGCGCTGGCCCCTGCGAAAGTGGGGCCCCCGAAAGGGGTTACCGGAAAAGACGGAGAATTATGACAAAAATTATGACAAGGCCGTCGAAGTCCAGAAAAAAGGCGAAATGGCGGGATTTGTCTAGAAAAGGAGGGATATTTTGAAAATCATCGGCAAAGGTAATCACAATAACCTAATTGTGGAAATTACCAAAGGAGAATTGTTGTGTGTGTTGGGCCTCGAGTATGAGTCTCAACTGCTGACCCAGCGCGCCGGAGAATCCCCATTTTCCATCGGGTACAAATTCGACGTATCCCTTATTTACCGGAGATTGCGCGATATGAGGCAGCATAAAGATACCCTTACCCAAGCGGCAAGTTCGCTTAGGTATTTTGCGGACCTCATCGGCCCCGTCGAAAAGCTCATTATGGAGGCCATTACTGCCCCAGCACCGAAGGAGGAATCGTGAAAATCTCAGCACTTTCTATTCGTAACTTCCTGGCCCTCGAATCCCTGGACATGGGCCTTTCCGGGGCACCTATTCACATCATCGCCGGTATCAATGAATCCGGCAAGTCCAGCGTCAGGGATGCAGTTCAATGGGCACTCACCGGCCAGGCCCGCGGCCTCAAGACGCACGAGGCCCAGGCCGCTTTCATTAAGGACGGCGCCAAGGCCGCGGAGGTCACGATCACCTGGGGCGATAAAGAGGTTACGTCCAGGAAAAAGACCCCTAAGACCCCGGCCAGTGTTACGGGGCCGGTCCCGGATGATCAGGTCATGATGTCAATCCTTGCGGACCCCTTGACCTTTCTCTCCATGCCCGATGACGAGCGGCGGCGAATCCTTTTCCGAGTGATCCCGGGATTACAGCCCCGGAGGGATGAAATCAGAGCAAGGTTAATCGTTTCCTTGAAGGGCTTCACCGGCGCCCTAACTCCGCAAATGGATTCCGATATTCTTAACCTCGCGAACATAGGCGAGCAGAAAGGTTTTAAGGATGCCGAAACCGAAGCCATCACCCGCCGGCGCATCGCCAAGCGCACCCGGGATGATGCCCAGATGGAGGAACCCGAAACTCAGGCCACCATCGGCGGGGTGCTCCGTATCCTACCCGATATCCAGACGGCCGACGTGGAAGCTGGACTGTCAGTACTCACGGTTGAACGGGATAAACTCCAGCAGAAGCGGGGCAAGGTGGAGGCCCAGGCCGACAAGCTCCCAGAACTTGAAAAGGAGTTGGCGGCACTGGAAGCCAACCCAGCAGAGGCCCCGGACCCCGGCGAAGTGGAGAAGTACGGGAAGGCACTGGAAATCAACCGGGGCATCCTGGAGCGTTTGCAAGAGAAAGTCGCAGGCATGACCGCGGGCCAGGACCCGAAAGCATTCCCGGATATTTGCCCGGTTTACAGCGTCGAGTGCCCCAGCTCCCGGAAGGTGGCCGTCAAGGGCACCAAACCGCAGGACGTGGACCCGGCGGTTCTGAAAAAGACTATGGCGGATCTCCATGAGCAGGAAAAGGAAGTCGGGCTTATCGAAACCGACCTCAAGGTGGCACAGGACGCACAGGCGGCTTACGACAATTACTACAAGCAGGGCCAAGCCCTGGCTGACAAGATCGCCAAGCTCAAGGAGCAGCAGGAGCAGGTTCAGGACACGGCGGTAATAGACGTCCAACTCATCGCCATGGATGTGCGTATGGCCATCGGCTACGAGCTGCTCGACGCGGTGCGGAACTTTTGGCGAAAGAAAGAGGCGGCGGAAGCGGCCGTAGCCAAGATCGCCGAAGCTGAAAAAGAGATCACCCTTTACGACGCCCTTGCCAAAGCCCTAGCCCCGGACGGCATCCCCTCCCAACTCATTGCTGAGGCCCTGGGACCGTTTAACGAGAGGCTTCACTTCGCCTCTTCTTATCTCTTCCCGGAACATGAGAGCTACCCTCTGACCCTCACGAAAGACTTGGAGGTCCAGAGGGACATTCTTTACCCCTGCCTGAGTAAGTCCGCCAGATACCGGGCCGGGATTTGCTTCCAATATGTGTTGGCTACCCTGGCCGGTGCCCGCCTCCTGATGATCGACGAGGCGGACATACTCGACCCCGTGAACAGAGCCCAACTGATTGACTTCCTCCTGGCCGTGCGTCAGGATTTTGACACAGTTTTGGTTTTCGCTACGAGTGACCATGCCGACCCGTCGCCGGTGCCTGAGATTCGGGTTTGGTGGCTGGAGAATGGCCATATCGAACAGGTGAACGAAAAGAAGGCCGCATAAGGAGGCGGCTTAGATGTCCACTATCAAAGAAATTATCAAGGAATACCTGGAGAAGAACGGATATGATGGTTTGTGCTCAGATTCCGAGTGCGCCTGTTCAACAGACAATCTGATGCCGTGCGACGAACCAGGAATTTACTGCGAGGCCGGTTACAAGGGGGCCTGTACCTGCGGCGAACAGCACGACTTTCACATCTACGGTGACAAGGCTGATGCGCTGGCGGCTGATGAGGAGCGGGCGGCTGCGGAGAAGGCAAGGTAACCCCCAGGAAAACAAAACCTTCCAAAAACAGGGGGTCGGTGTATGCTGGTCCCCTATCTTCTAAGGAGAAAGCCATGGCCTTCAATCCGTCACCACAGGTGGCAGCGGCCCGAGACTACGCGGAAAAGTTCAAGTATGATCAGGTAATTATCATCGGGATTATTGGGGATGCGGTGGGATACGCAAGCTATGGTAAAACGGAAGCCCTCTGCACTAAAGCTAAACGAATTGCTGACCAAATATTTAAAGCACTTGGGGTCATGCTCATCACAATCCTGCTCTGCTTCGGCTGTTCCACCACCGGCGCCGGCAACCATAAAATCATGGATGCCTCTTTCAGGGATAATATCCAGGTCGGCGTTACTACAAAAGCCGAAGTCCTGGCGCTCCTGGGACCTCCTGAAAGCTGGTTTAATCCGGTCTGGCGATATGAGGGGTCGGACAGGACCATCTCCCCGCTCTGCTATGTTCCCCTCCTGGACTTGACGGCCAGGCAAACTATCCGATCCCGGGTGGTGGAAATTCATTTTGACCGGGGGATCGTGTCGGATATTCAGACTCAGAGCGGTGAGGAAAAGAGGATGTTCGCTGTCGGGACGGTCGCTTTAATCACCGCCGGGGTCGGTGCGGTGTGCGCTGCTGGTGCGACGCCATACCCGTCATATTATGCGGGTGGTCACCTTTACCCAGGCAGGGCAGTCGCCAACACGATCCCCACGGGAGGCGGGGGGAGCATGACAACGGTTAAGTGGTATCGGTAGGGGGCTGGGGTTCCTTCGGGGGCCCCGGTTTTTTTTTGTCGACTCGCAGACTTCATTTAACACTTGACATTTTCGTAAATATGGCCTTAGAATAAATACAATTATGAAAAGGCGGTCAAGCAGGGGCATTATTCAATGCCGAGAAAAGGGGAGGTAAATCAGATAGATGTCTAAAACGCCTACCCACGAAACAAATGAGAAGGCGATGAAAGCCATGTCTTTATATCGCCAAAACATGAGCACGAGCCAGATAGGGTTGTATCTTGGCGTGAAGGAACGTAATGTCCGTCTCCTACTCGCCCGCGCCCGCAAACTCTGGGCACTGATCGTCGATTCCAGCGATTCCAAGACCCTGATCGGCGAAAGCCTGGCAGCCTTTGAGGAGATAGAGCGGGTGGCTCTGGAGAATTTTGCCAAGGTCGATCCCAACGGCAACGTGGCTGTCGGCTATCTGAACGTGGCCAGGGGTGCCCGGGAGCAAATCAAGAAACTCCAGCAGGAGTCGGGGCTCACCATTTTTGAACTCGGGACGCTCAAGGTCAAAAAGTCCCCGGATTTGTCCGACCTTACCCCGGAAGAACTTGATTTGTGTATCAGCGCAGGGATGAAGTTGAAAGGCGACCTCACCCCCGAGACAGGGTGACTCCCTTGTTTATAAGTCAAACCAGCGCCGCTCCCCTAACAAAAAGTGCCCAAATCCTGGAAGCCATAAAAAACCCCAACCTGGCAATCCGGGAACGCTGCAATCGCAGCTTCTATTTTTTCCTACAATATTTCTGGCCCGAGATATCAAACGATGAATTTCAATCCAACTGGCATATTCTCTATCTCTGCGCTGAATTGCAGACCATGGCTGAACGGGTGGGCCAGAGGCTCCCCAGGGAATACGACCTGCTTATCAATGTCCCTCCCGGCACGACAAAAACCGGCATGGTCAGTATCATGTTTCCAGCCTGGTGCTGGACCAAATGGTACTGGATGAGGTTTATCACGGCTAGTTATTCGGCCGACCTTTCCCTTGAATCTGCGAAATATTGCCGCGACATGGTGAGCTCGGAACGATTTCAACACATCTATCCATATATAAAAATTGATCCAGACAAAAATACCGTGAGCAATTTCAAGATCCTCAAATATGAAAATGGCAAAGTTTATCGGGGGGGCGGCCGATATAGCACCAGTGTGGGCGCTACCATGACCGGCTTCCATGGCCATTTCCTCTTACCGGATGATCCGCTAAACCCAAAACAGGCCGCCAGCGAGACGGAATTGAGAACCTGCATCACCTGGGTTGACCAAACCTTATCTACCCGGCGGATTGATAAACAAGTGGCCGCCATGGTTTTGATTCAACAAAGGCTCCACCAGGGGGATCCTACGGGCCATCTTTGGGAGAAAAAGGATAAGATCAGATTAAAACTTATAAGCCTTCCAGGGGAAATTAGAACCTACGCCAAACAGGTATATCCCCCAGAGTTGGTAGAGCGATACGTTGACGGACTTCTTGATCCTGTACGTATGCCCTGGAGCGTTTTAGAAGAGGAAGAGGTTCGGTTAGGCCAATATGGATATGCCGCCCAATATGGCCAGAACCCGACGCCCCCGGGTGGGGGCATGTTTAAGGTAGAGCATTTCGCCATGGTGGACACCATGCCCTCTGAAGTGAGTATCGCCGCGACCGTTCGTTATTGGGATAAGGCCGGCACCAAAGACGGTACAGGAGCTTTCACGGTCGGCGTCAAGATGCACAGGCTGGTATCCGGCAAGTTCTTTGTCTCGGATGTGAAGCGGGGCAGGTGGGCCTCTGAGGAACGTGAGCGGATCATCCGGGAAACTGCCGAGGCGGACGGCCAAGGGGTACAGATTTATCATGAGCAAGAACCGGGGAGCGGTGGGAAGGATAGCGCCCAGGCCACGATTCGCAACCTGGCCGGGTTCGCCTCATACGCCGACCGGCCCACGGGTGATAAGATTTTTCGGGCTGACCCTTACTCGGTGCAGGTAAACAATGGAAACGTGCAATTGCTCAGGGGCGATTGGAATCGTGAATTTATCGAAGAGCATCGGTTCTTCCCATTCTCGAAATTTAAGGACCAGGTGGATGCCGGAAGCGGGGCTCTTGGGAAGTTGGCTGGCAAGAAAGAAGTTAGGATTCTCCTCCGTTAAAAAAAGGGGGAGATAGCCCCCTTATCTACTTGACATACCCCAAAGACACGACTTTTAGCCGGATAGTCAAAAAATCGACACTGACTGTCAAATAATTGACGAAAAGTCTTGACTTTCAAAATAATTGCTTCCATAGTTCATATATGCACTATCCTTCTTCTGGTAACGGTTCCACGGGGAGCCATTGTGGCCCGGGGCAGGGGTTAATGGGGACCTCTGCCCCTTTTTCTTTTTTGGGCGCCCCCATCGGAGCATGAATTGAGCAAAAAAAGCCTCATCAAAACCCTCGGATCATACGCCGCAAGCCTCCTGCCTGATAGGCGCATTAACCCCGGCGAACTCCAGACGCTATCGGTTATCGTGGCCCGGGCTAAACTCGCCGGTCAGATGGGCCTCCAGTATGGCGGGGATCGGGACCTCTACCAGGCCCTAGGGTATAAGCTCACACTCACCTACCAAGATTATTACGATCAATACTCGCGCCAGGACATTGCCGCAGCCGTAATCGACCGGCCTGTTGACGCGACCTGGCGCGGCGGTTTTGAATTACTGGAATCGGATGATAACAACGAGACGGACCTTGAAAAGGCCTTTTATGAGCTTTATGACAAGTTGGCCCTGCATCCCAAGTTCTCCCGGCTCGATAAACTGACGGGCATCGGTCAATATGGGCTATTGCTCCTTGGCCTGAGCGATGTAAGGACTTCCCAGGACTTTGCCATGCCGGTCAATGGCCCTGCCCTCAAGTTGCTTTGGGTCAAGCCTTTCGGAGAGGGAAGTGCCCTTACCAATGTCATCGAATACGTGACCGATTCCAGCGATGAACGCTATGGCCAACCTCTTTTTTACACGATCACCGTTTCCAATGTTAGCACCGGGACAAGCCAAGAGATCAAAGTCCACCATTCCCGGGTGATCCATGTGGCGGACGGACTGCTTGAATCCGAGATTGAGGGGACCCCCCGGCTAAAGGTGGTGTTCAACCGGCTCATGGATTTGGAAAAGCTCGTGGGGGCCTCGGCTGAGATGTTCTGGCGGGGGGCACGGCCTGGGTATCAGGGGAAGGTGGACAAGGAAACCTTTCTGTCAGAGGCAACTAAACTCGGGTTGCAGGCCCAGATTGACGAATATGAGCACGATCTGCGGCGCATGATTCTGAATGAAGGGATCACCTGGGACACCCTGGCCTCGCAAGTTTCCGACCCAGAGAAGCACGTCTTAGTGCAGCTCCAAATGATCAGCGCCGTGACGGGAATCCCGCTGCGCATCCTCTTAGGTTCTGAAATCGGGCAACTGGCCAGCACCCAGGACCGGGACAACTGGCTTTCCCTGGTAATAGGACGACGTACTGAATTTGCTGAACCGACTATCATCCGGCCTTTTGTGGACCGGTGCATTGAATATGGGGTGCTGCCGGCCCCAGCAAAAGATTACTCGATTCAGTGGCAAGACCTATGGTCGCAGAGTGACAAGGACAAGGCGGACATTGCCAACACCTTATCCCTGGCCCTCAAGAATTATGCCACGGCTGGCCCCACGGTTGAGAGCGTCCTTCCCCCTGCGTCATTTCTGCGGGAAATAATGAAATTCGATGATGAGCAGATCGCCTTGATTGAGGAAGAGAAGAAGGCGGCGATGGCAGAAGAGCAGGCCGCGGCCGATGCTCTCTTGCCCCCTGTGCCCCCTGTGCTGCCCGTTCCCTCGGACCCCAATGCTCCCCAACCTCCACCGAACCAGAATCCTCCAGGGGGTGCATAATGGCGGGCCCTAATTATATTCGTGATGACCGTTGTCCTGAGCCGCCCCCTGGTTTTTCAGAGAGATTTGAGGCCTTGAAAGACAAGTTCCCCAGGGTTGATTTAACGCAGCCTCCTTTTTCAAGTCACGGTTGTATTGAGGTGATAACGCAAAATGGGCCTGCCGGCTGAAAAACTACGCACCCGCCCCCTGCTCTCGGTTCACCGGGCGGCAACTCGATTTGATCCGACGCGAACGATTTTTCTTCGCCAAAGTTTTGTCCGGGATTTCACCCGTCGCTTCCGGGCACTCAAAAATGAGATCATCCGGGCGGTCGTGGTCGAGGATTGCTTCGGCCTGACACCCCCCGATGCCGGTATCCGCCGAATCATGGTTCAGGAAGTAACCTTGACGACTCCGGGGCATGGGGCTTTTGCGTTTCCAAGATCAGCGGAGAAAGTAACCGCATTTATGAAGTGGCTACAAGAACAGGAACAGGCCGGGCTTCTGGAAGTCTCACATCGCCCTCAATTGGGTCAGGCGGTCGAGTCAGCATGGACGGATCGGTACATCAGCGATAGTTACCAGAGGGGTGTCCAGCGGGCCAGGTACGAGCTCGCCCATACTGGTTACTCCGTTCCTTCAATCGAATCCACCGGAGGCGTCCTGGCTTCGATGAGTCTTCCCTTCCATGTGGACCGGGTAGGCCTGCTCTTCACCCGGACCTTTTCCGGTTTGAAGGGCATCACGGACGCAATGGATCACCAGATATCGCAGGTCCTGGCCCAGGCCATGGCGGACGGCGACGGGGCCCGTGTCATTGCTAAGATACTTGTCGCTACCATCGACGGGAATAATGCGGGAACTTTGGGGATCACCGACACCCTGGGCCGATTTATCCCTGCGGAGCGTCGGGCGGAGATGTTGGCCAGGACGGAAGTGATTCGGGCCTATGCAGAATCATCCTTGCAAGAATACAAGAATTGGGGAGTTGAAGGCGTGTCGGCGGAAGTAGAATTTAAAAATGCCGGTGACGCCCGTGTCTGTCCAGAATGTGCCTCTTTGGAAGGGCGAGTTTATACTTTGGAGGAGGCGAGCGGAATAATCCCTGTTCACACATTCTGAAGATGCTGCTGGCTGCCTCGGGAGGCGGCGCCCAAATGACCCCGACCCAAGAATGGATCGCCGCGCATATTGACAAATTGGTAAAAGATAAATTTTATGGTAAGGTAACATTACAACTTGAAGCAGGAGAGATTACCACAGTAAGAAACGAACGGGTCATAGTTCCATCAAAAGATGATCCTGTGACTCTGCAGCGCATGAAATAATTATCTGATTGGCTGTCGAAACCATCGGGGCCAGCGCATCCTTCACGGGTGCCTGGCCCCTTTTTTTATTTGGAGGCTGGGATGGTAACTCCGGAAACGTGCCCGCACCCAGACGAATTGTGCAGCGAGTGCGCATCCGGCCAAAGGTGTCATCCGGTCATCCCCCAGAAAGATGGGGGGCTGGTGCAACGCAAAAGTGCAGGTTTAGAAAAAAAGGGCAGGCTCAACAGCATACAGCCCAAGAAACATCTTCCGGCTTGGCTTGTCGATGCTTCGGCATCGGTTCGAAGGTCATACGGGTTCTGAGAGGGAAATTATGCCCTGGACAATTGCGGATGTGGATTCTCACAAGCAAGGCCTGAGCGACAGCGCAAAAAGGCAATGGGTGGCCGTCGCGAATTCTGTTTTGGCGAAATGTTTGGCTGACGGCGGCACCGATGCCACTTGCGCCCCCGCTGCCATTCGCCAAGCCAACGGGGTTGCTGGAAACGAGGCAGGCCACCTGGGACACTACGGCCTCAAGGCTCAAAGCTACACGATCCGAGAAGAGATGCACCAGGGCCGCAAGCATCTGGTGGTCCCCGTAATAATGCTCACAGAGGGCGTCCACGCCGGCAGCCACGGCCCCCTCCTCCACCTGGCCGATGAAATGGGCCGGTTCCCTGGTGCTTGGGATGGTATCCCGATTTCGGTACAGCACCCGGTAGAGGATGGGATGAACATCTCCTGCAATGACCCCGAGGTCATCGACAGTCAGGCAGTGGGGCGGGTCTATCATACCCAGATGGACGGCGGGCGGCTCCGGGCCGAGGCATATATTGACCTGGATGCTATCAGCCGGATATCCCCCGAAGCCCTGGCCTACATCCGCCAGGGCCTCCCCCTCGACGTGAGCGTCGGGGTGTTCACCGATGATGAACAGGTCACCGGGGATTGGAACGGGGAGGCCTACCAGGCAATCGCCAGGAGTCACCGACCGGATCACCTGGCCCTGCTTCCCGGGGGCACCGGGGCCTGTTCCTGGGCTGACGGCTGCGGGGTCCGAACCCATGAAAAAGGAGGTGAGCATGTGAAAGATAACGAGAAATTGGAAGCAACACTCAAGGGCCTGGCCCTGGCCGGCTTCTCCGTCAATCAGTTGAGCTTTGGCGAGGTCTCCCAGAAGATACAGGCCAAACTGGACCGCATGGATGACGACACGAAGGTTCACTACCTGGAAGAAACCTACCCCGGCTTTTTCATTTATCGGGTCAGGCCCCGGGGTGGCGATATGCCCATGAACCCGGACGGCGAGGCCCTGTTTAAACGGAACTATAACCAGGCCAGTGATGGCTCTATCGACTTTACCGGCGAGGCCCAGCCCGTCGTGAGAGAAGTTCAGTATATTAACACAAACCAAAATCAAGAGGTGAAAACCATGTCGGAAAAAGACAAGAGCAAGGGTTCCTGCTGCCCTGAAAAGGTCGATGCGCTGATTGCCAACGCCGAGACCAAGTGGGTCGCAGAGGACCGGGAAATTCTGTTGACCATGACCGCGGAGCAACTCGAAAAGTTGGCGCCGGTTGAAATTCCGGCCAAGGCTCCGGACCCGCCCCCGGTAATGAACAAGGAGCAGGCCATCCAGGTGCTCCAGGAGCAGCTCGGAGACCCTGAAAAGTTCCTGGCCCTCCTGCCGGCAGAAACCCGGGCATCGGTGGAGCACGGTATCAAACTCCACAAGGCCCACCGCGCCAGCATCATCGCCAAGATCACCGCGGCCAGCCCCGATGTTTACACTGCGGAAGAACTTGCTGCCATGAGCATCGAAGCCCTGGATAAGGTGGCGCGGATCGCCAAACTGCCGACCGACTTCACACCCCTGGGCGGTGGCACCCCGGCGACCTATGAAGGTGAGGAACTCCTGCCCCCGGGCGTCGAGTAAGGGGCGGACCCAAGAAAACTGAGAAAGGAGCAATATTATGGCCAAGAACACGATCAAACTAAAGAAGTATTCAAACGTCATCGAGGAATGGATTGCCAACGCGGCCATCACTCCGGGGATGCTGGTGCAGTTGATGAGCACTGGCCTGGTTCGTGCGCATACCCCCGCGAACGGTAACGCCATTCCCATGTTCGCGCTCGAAGACGAACTCCAGGGCAAGACTATCGACGAGGCCTATGCCGCCGCCGATCCGGTCCAGGTTTGGATTCCTACCCGTGGCGACCAGGTTTATGCCCTCCTATCTGATGGCGAAAACGTAGTCATCGGTGACTTCCTGGCCTCCAATGGCGACGGCTACCTGCAAAAGTTCGTGGGCGGCGATTCCGGCACGGCTGAAGAGCTCCCCCTGGAGATCGTAGCCATGGCTTTAGAGGCCGTGGACCGGAGCACCAGTTCCGGCGGCGACACGAACACCACCGGCCGCATCGCGGTCATGGTGGTCTAAGCAACACCGCAAATCTGACGAGAAAGGAGAGATATCTATGAACGTCAATGTTGATTTCCTCGGGCCGAATGGTCCTCAAGGCGCCCTGGCCAGCATGATTGCCAAGGAAGGTCGACTCACTCCCGGCCTCATGCGCCCCTTTGTTGGTAGTGATGGCCGGTCCTATGTGACCATCGCTACCTATGTGGGCGGTGACCCCAAAAAGAAAGAATCCTATAAACGGAATACCGTCCCCATTCAGGCCAACGCTACCTTGCGTCGGGATGAATGGAAACAGTTGGAGCAGGCCGTCCAAACCGCGGCCACCATCCGGCTCACCGGCGTGCAGGACTTGATCGACAACAACTGCGTGATGAACATCGGCAACGGCATGGCCTCGACCGTCCTGGAATGGCACACCCGCAGCCAGGCTCATCAGGCCACCATCAGCATGGACGGCGTCAACCGCAGCCAGGGCGACCGGGTGGACTACAAACACCATTATATGCCCCTGCCGCTCCTGCATGTGGATTTCGAAATCAACGAGCGGTTCCTCCAGACCTCGCGCCTGAACAACCGAGGCGCGGATGTTTCCGAAGCCGAAGAGGCGGCCCGGGCCGTAACCCTGCTCCGGGAGCAGATGTTGTTCACCGACATCACCTACGCCTACGGGGAAAAGGACACCAACCTCCGCAACTCCATTTACTCCTACGTCAACTTCCCGGACCGGAACATCGACTCCCTAACTGCGGCCTGGACCTCTGCGACCGCGGCTCAGATCATCGCCGATGTCATCGCCATGAAGCAAAAGAGCCTCGATGACCTGCATTTCGGGCCATGGGTTCTCTACATTCCGGCCACCTATGAGACCGTGATGGACCAGGACTACGATGACGACGCCGGCACCTCGGCTCGCACGGTTCGTCAGCGCATCCTGGCAATCGAAGGGATCACATCGGTCAAGGTAGCTGACACCCTGGCGACCAATAACGTCCTCCTGGTGGAAATGCGGCCGGAGACGGTGCGCCTGGTGCGGGGCCTCCCCCTTCAGACCATCCAGTGGAAGGAAGAGGGTTTCCTGATCAACAAGTTCAAGGTCATCACCCTGGACGTGCCCCAGATCCGGAGCGATTACAACGGTCGCTGTGGACTGGTCCACTACAGCATCTAAACCGGATGGAGCTAATCAGGCTCCCATCTTTTGAAAGGATGACTACCATGAGCGAAAAACGCCAATGGAAGTTACTCAGTAACAAATCTTTCCGGATGGTCAGTGGTCGGATAATCAAGCCGAACCAGGTTTTTGAAGCCACCGAGGAAGAAATCCCCAAGGCCTTCCGGGATTTAATTGTCCCGATGACTCCTGTCCCCGAGGAACCGGCGCTTGAAGTTGCCCCTGGGGGCTACAGCATCATGTCCCGGGGCCCCGGCTGGTACGACGTGGTGGATGCTCACGGCAAGGTGGTGAATGAGGGTGCCTTGCGGCAGGCGGACGCTCAGAAGCTGCTTGGGGACCTGGGCAAGTGATCTGGACCGCCCCTCCCATGTGGAGCGGTGGGAGTTGCTTCATAATTGGTGGTGGTCCATCAATGCCCCGGCAATTCGGGGTTCCGGAGGACGTGGTGAGCAAGGTGATGACCGGCGCACTTCCCCCCTCCACCTACTCGCCCTACCTGGCCCCTATCCATGGCGCCCATATCATCGGCGTCAACAACGCCTACCAGATCGGTTCATGGCTGGATTGTGTCTTTTTTGGCGACTGCGGCTGGTATCTAGTGCACCGGATGGCCCTGGCCAAGTTCCGCAACCTCAAAATAACCTGCTGCCCACGTTTTGCCAATAAGCCGGAGAGGGATTGCGAGGGGATCAAGTATCTGGCCAAGGGCGGCGGCAGGGGCATTGTCGGCAACGACTCAAAACAGTACGGCCTCAGTACAAATCCCTCCAAGGTAGCCTGGAATCATAACTCCGGTGCCGCGGCGATCAGCCTAGCGGTGCATTTCGG